TATTGCGTTGTTAGTCCTGACTGACCTAACCTCTGTATTTGTGCCAATGTCAGGCAAGTCCTTACGACACCAATGTTCTTCGTTAGGATAGTAAGGCACATTCCAGGATAATTGAAATAGTTTGGCTGCTGCCCATTCGCATACATTGGCCCTTATATTGGCCAGTAATTCATGCTCTAGTTTGCCCTGCGCCTTGCCTTCAGCATAATTAGGCCGATCAACTGAATCCCATTTTGCAAGATATCTTTCAGTTGCAAGTTGGATGCAGATACGAACTTCATCTTTAGATAAATCAACAATCATGATTTACCTGCCCATCCATCACCCTTAAAATGAATTGGAACTGCTGACCAGAGGCGCACAAGTTTCCCCATGCATCCAGCACACTTGGGCACCTGCTGATCAACTGCGAGAACGAGTTCCACTTGCGTCATGCAGAACTCGCATTTAAAATCATATCTTGGTGTCATCTAATTGGCAACAAGTTACGCAACGGCCATCAGATAAGATTCGGTCATCACCGCAAAATTCGCATTTGATAACTGATTCGACTAGGTGCGGGCCAGAATCATCAATTACAACCTGGACATTCTTGCCATTTATGAAGGCTATATACCCCACTATTCACCCCCTGCAAAATACCAATTACCATTGGCGGTCATCTTGGCCCAAACAGCATGATCTTTATTGGACCCTTTGCAAACATAGCCATAATAGGGTTTATTGGTTTTGCTCACACCTTGTTTCAAAATCATGCCATGCTCGCATTCAGGCGGTGGATTCGGTGTTGAACTACCTATCGCATCAACAACTTCTCCAACACTCCATGCAACTGGTTCAGGATTTACTGCCTTCTTTACATCTTCATCAAAAGATGATCTTAAGGCTTGCTCAACCATTGCTGATCTTGAGTTAAGTGGACTGTAAACCCTTTTAGTTTCAGTTACCTTATTAACCTTTGCCATTTCTTCGCGAGATGCAAGATGCTTTTTCGTGCCAATGTTTGCAAACTTTGCAGCAATTCCAACTGCACTCGTTTCACAATTTTCAAGGGCAAAATCACGATTAACACCGCGATCGCTAATGACCTCTTGAGCATGACCGGTAGAGAACGGCTTTTCGTCGGTTGCGTTTTTATATAATTTAGCAACAACAATGAATCGAGTGTTTGAGGCCTCGATAACCTCTGTTCGTATCGCTCCATTTTCATACTTTCCCCAGAACTCGGCAATCCGTTCCTGGACCGTAGTGTAATCATCTAAATTGAAAGCCATCTTATACCTGCCAATCTAACTTTGAATCCTGCATTGCTTCATGACAGGTTTTTGAAATTGCAATATACGCAAGTGCGTCTTTGTAGTGATCGTCAACCTCTGGACTTTCAACTGATCTGCTGATTTTGACCAAACACATTGCCATTGCAACTTGATTTGGTGTAATTGGATAACCAAGATAAGCGCTCCAGAGTTCAGCGATGCGTGAGTGCTGAGGCATTGGATGACCATACTGCGATCCTCTTGAATGAATGAGTGCAACGGCTTCATCAAATAACTTTTCAGTTCTTGTCATAATCAAACACTTCATTCTTCTTATCTAATTGGACCAATCGACGGTGCATGTCATAACCATCTTTTCGCCCAACCCAATATCCTGATTGATAACCTTGTTCGCGAATGTATTCGTAAATTACCCAACCAATCATTACTCCAAAAAAACTTCCTAACAATATATAAAACAATTGCTCTTTCATCTTGTCGCCCACTCCCTTAATTTGCTAGGCAAGACGGCAGGCTCTCTGCCATCTATAACTGTATAGGTTGCACCTGACGGATGAATTGATGGTGCAGTTGCAACATAACCTTTCCATTTAATATCAATGCCATCAGTCAATTTACCTTTAAAGACATCAGTTGGATTGGCTTTGTAATACAAGTGCAAACCATCACCAGTTTGAACCGTATAAGTTGGCTTAAAGATTGATAACAACTCACCACCGTTGCGGTAGTCAATATCAAAAACAACCAATCCTGATTGGTGACATCCAATGCCCAAATTTATGTTGGCATCAAAATCAAACCAGAAATTGATTAGTTTTTTGTCAGTGGTTGCTGATAAATACGCACGACGACATAAGTCAAAATGCGGTTCTTTACTGTTTGGCAACAATGGCATAACTGACCAGCCACGATCGGCCAAATCAATTGCTGCCTGCCTTGTATCTGTTGTTTGTAACATTTTGCTCCCTATCCGCAGGCCCTTCACCTGCTGATGGGTTAACTATTGCAGTTGTCAATTACCTGCACAATAAATTTATCGGCGTGTTTTATAACGATTAGATAACGAATAAATCCTCAAAATCGTCGATATGATCATCAATCGTGCGGGGCTGATAATCGGTTTCAAGACCCATAGGTCCGTCTGTTATATCTAAAAGAACCGTTATGCTCAACTGGTATCAACTCAACTTGATGGCCACCTTTACCAAAACTAAGAACTACAAAGCCCATATTCCAGTCGCCTGAGTTATATTTTAGGTAATTAGCGGCTCTCATGTTCATTAAGTGCCCCGCCTCTATACCCCAAATCGTTGAATAACGGCCGTTTAAGCCAGTTTGGTGTCGGACTGCACCCTGCCTATGGCTATGCCCGCAAACGGTGTTTAAATTCCATTTCTTGGCTAAATTAAGGCCAGTTATCCCCGCATGCTTGGACATGTTCCCCTCGTCGCCATGAGCCAAAAACCAGTTCTTTTCAAATTGGTAGCCCTTACGGTGGAAGCGAATGCCCAACGAATTAAAATCCATAAACCGTTCGTAGGTTAATTCTGGCAATCCGATCAGGCTTGGAGCGCCTTTAAGCAATGTTGTATAAAGTCGATCAGTATGGTTCGACCTAACAATGTCAGTCGTTCCTAAGTCAAACAAAATATCTTGCGCCATTGCGCGTTCTTCGTGCAGAGTTTCGGCAAACTCGGTTTTGGTTCCCTTTACCCAACGCGACTGACTAGTAAAATCTAGTTCATCACCTGTATTTAAAACAAAATCAAACTTTTCATGCTTGGCCATTTTTATTAGGTTGGACACGGCCTTGGGATGGTGTAGTGGAATTTGTAAATCTGGAACCACTAGGTATCTACGGTTTGCTTTAATCTTCTTCCTCGTCTGGAGTTGGGATACTAGGGATGATCCCGCCATCTCCCACAATCCAGTCTGGCATTGCATCAGGGCTATCCATCAAATAAAGTGCAACTGATTCTGAAAATCCAGCCTTTCGTGCAGCCTTAAACATTTCATGTTTTGCTATATACCATTGATCAAGTTTAGTCAATGGTTCTGGAGTGCGGCGAACGCGCCGACGATTGACCTTAGTCCGTTTTTTTGTTTTCCGTGTGTTCGCCATGTTTTAATTATGACTTACTGATAATTGTAAACAATTCATCAACACGCCGTTCTAGGCGATTTAACTGATCCTTCATTGAAGAACCACCGTTTGGTCTTAGTTCGTTAAGCCAGCCTTTAACCAGGAATCTCAAACCAATAAATACGGCGGTTAGCACGGCGCAAGCGCCAGAGCCAAACGCGGCCCATTCTGTTGCTGTCATGATTCATTTGATCCAATGCCATATTCTACCTCTGACTTATCTAATGCCTTTGCTGCTGGTCCTGCTAATGCGGCAACTATAACTGAAACTGTTGGATCAAATCCAAGTTCATTACTTGCTAAAAATGTCAAAAATGAAACTAACACTCCACGAAAGTAAGACTTAAGAATTGCTTTTTGCTTATTGGTTATTTTCATTATTTGCCTTTCAGTAGTGGTATGTCAAACTCGGCTGAGTTATGATCTTGATCTGATTTAAAACTTAAATGTAAATGGTGATTATGCGGTGAGTAACCCCTATATTTTCTCCAACGCCATCTTAAAACTGGACTTGCAATTTTGCCTTCAAAAATTACATAAGCGATTCGGCCGTGGCTTTTCCCGTATAATCGAATTTGATCTGCCAAAGATGCTGGAATCCTTTTGTCGTCAGATAACCGAGCAGTAATGTCGATTGCCCTAACGCATCCTGTTTTTGGGTCTGGGTTATGGTCTGACTTGGATGCTCGTGATAAATGTGCCAGAGAAGCCACCCATCCATCGCTTTTAGTAGACCTGTCGGGGTAGCACTCATCAACTTGTTTTTTAAATTGAACGGCTGCTTTAGATAACCAAGGCTTCATTAGCCATTAAGCAATGCAGAAATTTGATCTTCAGTAAAACCTAATTCTTTAAGTTTGGCTAAACCTTGCTCACGATTTAATTGAGTAATTTGTGCTTCAGTTGGTTGAGCAACATGGGCTGAGATTGCTGCTTTTAATTCATCCTCTGTAACAGTTGAATTATTGGCTGGCACAATCAGTTTTTTCTTTGGATCATTAAAATCAGCACAAAGACCTTGACCGCCTAATTCTTTATCTAACTGTCCTAAATTGATTTCTTTTGATGTAGTTGCCATTATTCTCCTTATGCTAAATTCATTACAAAAATATCACGATCGCCATAATATGCGGTGGCAGCGCCAGTCCTATATTTTGCAGTAAAAGTATTTGATCCAGCCGTTAAAGTTACAACACTTGTTGCACTTGCTCTTAATTCTCTACCATTATTAGTTGAAGCATTATGAACAATTGCTCGTGTATCACTAGCAGCAATGGTTGTTGCACCACTAACTGCAAAACTCATCCATTTTTCAATTCCACTATCGAAATCTTCTAATAATCCAGTAATAATGACTAACGCTTTTGTTCCAGTCGTAAGTGTAACTGCGGGGCCAGATGTTGCAAGATCTGTATAACTTGTAGATGTTGTGGATTGATATGTTGCAACTGTGGCGGAAGCATTAGCAGGAACAGATGCGCCAGGAGTAGCCCACTCAGGAGCGGTTGCACCAGAATTAACTGTTAATACTTGACCTGCTGTTCCCAGTCCTAATCTAGTTTTAACATTAGCAGTCGATGAACGATAAGCAATATCGCCAAGAGGAAATCTCAAAATCAGCAGGTAAATCTTTTACAAGATCGGTATTCGTCGGCATTGCAAACGAATAGTTGGTGGTTGGATTTGCCATTGTTCTCCTATACTCAGGCTACGATTGTAGCGTATTCCCAGGTCAAAGTTGGGCTTAAAGTGTTCCATGCCTCGCTTACTGGCACGGTATTCCATCTCATTGCCACTTGGCTATAAGCGGTTGGAGATAGATTTAAAGTAATATAAAGTTGATTAAAACTAACTGACCAAGACCAGCCCTCAACATAACCCTCAAACTCACCGCTTGAAATTTGATCTGGCAAGTTAACTAAGTGAACTGGCATTCCCATAAAGACGCCAAGCAAGGCATTACGATCGGCATCATCAATTTCAGAATTTGTCAATGGGAAGGTTATGGTGTCAAAGGTGGGCTGAGGGTAGGCCCGTTGGGTAATGTATCGATCTGCCACGGCTTGAGCATCCACGGCTGAATGAATTACTGAGTTGATGGTTTCAGCCTTATATCCATAAGTTGCAATTGAAGTTGCGTCGGTGGCAGTTTTCTGAGAATTAAAATTATTGCCGTAGTTTATGTAAATATCATTGCGAATATCGCCAGCCCGAGTTGTAGTCTTTAAACCTCGGCCAATTGCATGACCAGCGTCTAATTGAATGTAACCATTATTTAAAAGATAATTTTGTCGGTGATCTGCATCAGCATAAAAGATTCGCCCTTGGTTATCTTCACCAATTACGCCAAACGCTGAATTGGCAATTAAGGCTGCTATGTTGTAAATAGTATCTGAATTGGATGCACGGTTTTCCATTGTGTAAAGTCCTGGAGTATCTATCTCGCCTAATCCAGCATTGCCAGCATTTTCCCAAGTTGTTGTTGCATCATAACCAGACCAAATTTCACCTGCTGGAACTTCATTCCATGAATCTAAAAGTAAATCATCCAATAAATCTAAAATCTGATTACCATCTTCATCTTGAGATAAAACACCATCAGTTATTGTTTTTTGTAATCTAGCCAATGCACCTACTGCAATAATGTTGTATTGAATCTCAGTTCCTGCTGCGCCAGCATTGCCAACTTCAACTGTTAAATCAGTTATATTCCCACCAAACAAACTGACATAAGCATTAGTTGAATCTTTAACTTGTAATGCAATGCCGTCGTTTATATCAAAATTAAATGTTTGATTGTTTAATGCTACAATTGTAATTTGTAAATAAGACGCAATTGGCTGAGTGTAAATATCTTTACGGCCAGATTCATGACTTAATTGCGCCAGAGTTATGTTTGTGTAATCAACCCCATTAACGGTCAATTTCCAATCGGGAGTAAATACGCTCATAAATTATCTAAATTTATCGTAGAAACTTGTGCCTCGAGCATCAGATTGTGTTGCGTAATCTTGCAAAGTTCTATTTAATCCTTCAGGATCAACAACTGCACCTGAAACATAAATGTTAGTAGTGTTGCCACCAGTCTGGCCAAATGGTGTTCCACCTATTACTCTAGGATCAGCACTTAATCTTTCAGCCTGGCGTTCTAATACTCTAAACTCAGCAGTTAATTTATCAAATTGTGCTTGTGCTGCTTTTCTGCTAATGCCTTCGGTTGCAACTTGGAATGTCAATTCACTAAATTGATCTTGAATGCCAGTTAAACGATCTGCAAGATTTTTAAGGCTAGTTGCACCTGCTGCTGTCGTGCCAATGCCGCTACCGCCACCGCCACCGCCACCGCCTGCTCCACCAAATCCACCGCCTGCAAACCCACCACCACCACCACCACCACCGCCAGCAACTGATCCCAAACTACTTAATTGACTAAACCCACCACCACCAAATCCACCAGTTTCCTCATCTCCACCTGCTGCAAACTTTGACAATCCATAAGTAACGGCAACGGCGGATAATGCTGCGGCTGCTGCACCTACTGAAAT